TTCTGATTAATTTACCTTCTTTTTCTATTTGTTCAAACGGATATTCCATACTAAAATAAGGGTCTTTTGTTCCAATAAATGCGTAAATCTTTGTCAATACCTAACAATCTAAAAAAACTTGAAATGTCTGAGTTGAGGTTATTAACAATACTACCTTTAGTCCAATCTGGGTCCATATCTAAGAAAAAAACTATTCTATTAGGATTATTCTCACCATAATGAACTTTATAAACAGTAACTTTTATTGGTTCGTCATCTTCACCAACTAAAGCGCTATTGAGTTTTGGTTCAATAACATCATCAATGAATGTTTGAAGATATTTTTCAATTTTTTCTGAGTCCATTACCAAGAATTTGATGAGGAAAGACCTAATTGTTTTGCATATCTTCCAACATTACAAGACCAGTATCCTGCAGTAGTTCTATCTTTCTTTTGGTCACACTTGTGTCTTGCTCTGAAAGACTTTGCAGCCCCTTTATTCTTGTTTCTAACTCTAAGGTTAGGGTCTCCAAAAGATACTTTTTTTATACCACCACTTTTCGATTTAACATAAACTCCGAACTTTTTTGGACCTCCTGAGGTTCTGAATGGTTTGTTCAATTTAACATTTTTACCTCTGTGTTTGGCCTCTTCTAAAACTTCATCCTCATCCTCATCTTCATACATGAATGGAGCATCGAGATAAATTAATTTTCCATTAACCATAACTTTTTTACCAAGGTCAGATTCCACCATTAGAGTATCCTCCTCGTTCAATTTAATTAATCCATTTTCCCAAAGACTTCTAACTTCGTTTACTAAGTTGAAATAACTTTCAGAATAAGCCCTAAAAATATTGTTTGTTAGTGTCATGCCGTTTTCAACGTGGTATCTTAATGCGTCGGACATTTCAACCGATTCTTTAAGAACTAAAGACTTGTCTAAATGTTCTTCTAATGTTTCTCTAATTAATTCTTTTAAATTCATATGTTAAGGTTTTAATACAGCGACAACCTCAGGGTATTCTTTATCTAAAACTTTTTCATCCTTACCCTCATAAGGGATGTTCTGTAAAACGTATCTTATGGCGTTTAATCCTGATATTCTTTTGTCCTGTGAATCAATAATAACCCAAGGATTATTAACTGTGGAGGTTTTATCAAAAAGTTTTTCTTTAAACTCTGTAAATCTGTCCCACAAATCTTGCATTTTGGCATCGTTTGGTGAATATTTCCAATATTTTAATGGAGATTTCTGTCTGATGTCAAACCTTCTTTTTTGTGTATCTTTTTCAATCGAAAACCATAACTTGAACAAGTAATCTCCTTCTTTTACTAAGTCATTTTCAAAATCCTCTACGTTATCCATGAAATCTTCGTACTCTTCAGGAGTTCCATATCCCATAACGGGTTCGACCAACCCTCTGTTGTACCAACTTCTATCAAAGAAGTTAATCATTCCTGGTCTGATTTCTTTTTTGTATCTACCCCACCAGTCTTTTCTATCTTCAGGACTTGGTATTCCCAATGCAACAACGTTATAGTATCTTGGATTTAAATTCTCAGTAAACTTCTTGATGGTGGAACCTTTACCCGCAGAATCTCTACCTTCAAAAACAATGATTACAGTTTTACCTGTTTTTTTCAACCATTCTTGAAGTTTTAATAGTTCAACTTGAAGTTCAAACATTTCTTTTTTGTAAACCTTTTTTGGAACAATTGATGGTTCCTCGTCGAAATCAAATTCGTAGTCTTCGGCATCGGGTTCAACTCCGTATCCCTTTCTTTCTCTAAACTTCAAGGAACTGATTATCTTACCGAAGTAGTCCGACACGTTTCTTTTTTTATCACCCTTTTTAAGTAACACTTTTCTTAAACCTCTTTCTAAAAGACCGAAATCAATAATTTGTTCTTTGGCTAAATCGGTAATCTCAAACAACATTCTCTCGATAGTTGGGTTATAAATTTTGAGATACCTTAAAGCTTCTACGCTTTTGGATAAATTTATATTAAGCGCCTTTGGAGTGTTTTTGTCTTCAACCATTACACCCATAACACTTTTAATTCTATCTATTTCATTCAATAACTGCATTGTTGTCTACAATTTATAAATAAATAGTTCGTCAATCGACTTTAATTATATTTATTGATACCAAGATACTATATAATAAACCACATTTTAATGTACCATAGTTTCTTGTCTTTTTTAAATTGAATAAGAAATGACAACAAAAAAAACAGCAGTTGATTCGGCAGTTGGGGCAATCAAAGCGCCTATAAGCTTCAAAGAATTTTCTAAAGACCCTGTTAAGGGATTATTATTCATCGTACTGATTGCAATTGGATATTTGTATGTTGATATAAAACTATCAAATAAGGATATTCAGAGCAAACAAAATCAAAAAATAGAAAATTTGGAAGTTAAAGTTGATGCGTTAACAACCCAATTAAGAAAATCAGATAGCGCTTTATCTGCGGCGGTATCAAAAATAACGGTATTACAAGAGTTAGGAAAAATTAAATAAAATATGAGAAAGATATTACCATTCTTATTTTTAGCTTTTGTTTCATGTAATGATGTTGAAACTAATAATTCTGTAACCCAAACAAGCGGTGAATTAGATTCAATTATTACCAAAAGTAGTAAGACGCTTCAAGTTTCAGATACCGTACAAAAGAAAAGTGACATTGCAACCGAAAAAAAAGTTTTCAAAGTGGTGACACAAATTAAGTACCTGATAAAATCTGTTGAAAAGTTAAAAATTGAAAAGTTAGAATTAGTTCGAGAACTTAAATCCTCTAAAGAAAATGTTAGGGTTGATACGGTTTATATAGAAACTAAAAAGAATTTTTGGGGCAAGGAAAAAACCACAATAAATGTTAAATCTGACAGCACAGTCAAAGAAAATGTTGACACTTTAACAACAGAAAAGAAGGTTATTGATAGTTTATATCGAAAGTAATCAAATAACTAAAAATTATAAAATATTTATATGTTGAATAAACATATAAATATTTTTTTTATGCTACTTAAAAAAGGCTCAAAAGGTGAAGATGTTAAACAATTACAAGCGAAGCTTGGATTAACTTCTGATGGTGATTTCGGCCAAAAAACGGAAGATGCTGTAAAGGCATTTCAAAATAAAAACGGACTAAGTGCTGATGGAATTGTTGGTCCATCCACATGGGAAAAGATTATGGGACAAGGTGTTGTTACCCCTCAAGTCGCCCCTCAAGTCGCCCCACAAGTCGGAGGTTTAAATTTATCTAAATTAAAGGGTCACATTCCTGATTCGGTTATTTCACAAATACCTGAGGTGGCATCTAAATTCAAAATAGACACACCGTTAAAGTTGGCACATTTCTTAGCACAGTGTGGACATGAATCAGGCGGGTTTAAAGTTGTAAATGAAAACTTAAATTACTCTGCAGATGGTTTGAAAAAAATATTCACAAAATATTTCAAAGATGTTCTTGCTGAAGGTTATGCAAGAAACCCAGAAAAAATAGCAAACAGAGTTTACGGTGGTAGAATGGGAAATGGTCCTGAATCTACAGGTGAAGGTTTTAAATTCAGAGGTAGAGGTTACATTCAGTTGACAGGTAAAGACAATTATACAGCATTTGGTAAGGCAATCAACGAAGATATCATTGGTAATCCAGATTTAGTATCCACAAAGTATCCGTTGTTATCTGCCGCTTGGTTCTTCAGTAAAAATTGTTTGTCCAAATGTGTTGATGCTTCAGACGCAACAGTAACGTCAGTTACAAAATGTGTGAATGGAGGAACAATAGGTTTACCTGACAGATTGAAACACTTCAAAGAATATTATCATTTACTTGCATAATATTTTTTAGTATAAAAATTTATCTTACCTTTGTTGTAAAGATATTATTATGATTACAATGGATAAAACAACAGCACTAAACGATTTCAATTGGGTAATCAAATTACTCAAGTCTTCTGAAAGTTTGGACCAAATGGATACAACACTAAAGTGTTTCAATCTATGGGAAAACAAACATGTTGACAATTCATTAACTACTAAGGATAAAGAAGTAATAAGTGAACTAAGATGTAAGTTTTGGTCTA